TTAAGCGTTACTTTTGTTTTCTTCTTTTTGAGTGGTTTTTTCTTTACCTTTTTTGATCTCATATTTTTCTCCTTTCTTTATTGTTAAGGGTATCTCCCTTACAATTTATAGAATAGCACTTTTGTGCTATATTGTCAACACTTTTAAAAAAAATAAACGGTTAGGTTTCTATTTTTAAAGTTTTTGAGCACTAAAAAAGCACTTAGATTTCTCTAGGTGCTTTTGATTGTTAATAAGCAAATTCAAGTTTTGGTTTTATATCTTGATAAAGTTTTAAAATTTCAGGAGGAGTATCTTCACGGAAGATAAACTGTTTCTTTCCTGAAATAGTTTTATCGCCAACAATCCAGTGGCGGATTTGTTTTGTAAAAATCAAAACTTCTTTACCAGGCATAGCCATTACTTCCATGATAGAACCTCCTTGACTTTATTTAACAGATTTGTGTCTGTAACCTTATCTCCCAATACCCCGACTTCAGCAACCAGCTCATTGATGTTATTGTTGTAAAATGCAATAGCTGCATTATCGCTAATGCTATAAAGATAATTATAGTCATGTTTCAATTGTTCCTTGACATACGATACTAATGGGGAATTCAATTCAGACATTGCTTGTTCGACACTATTATACAGCTTCAACTAAGTCATTGTCTACTTTATTCGCAATAGCTAAAGCGATTTGATGAGTAGCTTGACCGATTGGGTCTCCGTAACCAGAAAGAACCGCCTCGTCTGTTAATTCAATACCTTTACCCGCTTTTTTAATAGTCATTGTAGACTTATCAGTAGTTAATTGGTCAGGGGTGATTGCTTCGCCTTCCGCAATATCTTTAGCGTCTCCAGAGTATACCCACTTTGGAACTGTAACAGTGTTTCCTGGTTGTCCAACAAGCTCACGCTCAACGTAAGCAAGCGGTGTAAATTTAATCATTTTTGGTAATTTAGCTGAAACCATGTCAGCCATAACTTCAGGGTTTACTAATTGTTCAATTTTAGTTTGTGTCATTTATCTATTATCCTTTCAATTTATGGTATAGTTCGGGGTTATTTTGCAGTAATTCATTTCTACTTTGATACCCCATTTTGTTGAATTGTTCTTTGGTAATCTCACCAGCCGAAGTGTCTTCCATCTTCTTCGGTGTCTTACCTTTTAGTTTCTCACCGACTTTCTTATCGGCTAAGTCATTCACCAAGGCTACAAAGCTCTCTACAGCCTCTTGCGTTTTCTCTGCGGTATCTTTGACAACAAGACCTAGGATTTTATCATCTACAATAATACCGCCCCCAGAAAGCATTTTTGAGGCTTCTCGCTCTAGTCCACTACGATTGATTTTAGCTTCAAGTTCAGCAATGTATGCTCTTTGTTTTTCTTGTTCATACTCTGCTTTTTGGCTTTCGTTCATCGCACGTAGCTTTTCGGCTTCATCAAGTTTTTCTTGCATTCGTTTATCGAATGACTTTTCTTGCTTAGCTAAGCGTTTTTTGATTAGCTCATCAACTTCGCTTTGCGTGAATGTTTTCGGTGCATCTTCAACCGTTTCAGAATTGTCGACTGTTTCCTTTTCGATTTCCAATACATCTTCTTTTACTTCTTCTGCCATTTCAGGCCCTCCTTTTTAAGTCCGAGTGGACTGATATCCTTGGCTTTTAACGTCGTCAAAGTTCGGACAATAAAAAAACCGTACGGGATTCCATACGGTTAGATTTCTATTTTTAAAGTTTTGAGCATCAAAAAAGCACTTAGATTTCTCTAGGTGCTTAATTGTTTTATACTATACTGCGTAATCAAAACCAATTTTAGATTTAATAGTATCGAACAAATCCAAAACAGACTTAGGAGTTCCTTGTTTAAAAGATACAAGAGGTTTATCTTGATCTGGATAAACTTGGTCAACCCACTCATCGATTTGATTATAAAAAATTAACAATTCGTTATTTGGAACAGCCATTACTTCCATCTCAATACCTCCTTTACCTTTTGTAGTAATATTTTATCAATTACATCGTCTCCAATAACCCCAACTTCTGCAACTAGTTCATTGATATTGTTGTGATACATAAAGGCGTTGTACGCGTTCAAGCTAATATTTTTTAAGTAACCGCGATCTATAGATTGTTGTTGTTTTACATAAGTAACTAAATCTGAATTCAACGCAGTCATCGCTTGTTCAATATTATTATAGCGCTTTTTTATTTGCTTTGTAAAATGCTTTAGCAGAATCCCAATGTTTTTTATGCGTTAGTTCATGAACCATGGTATCTTTAATGTTTTGAGCGGCAAAATAATTATCAGATAGAACTTTAGCAAATTCTATTTCCGAATGAAGAGCATCACTCACAAATAGAATATCCTGTTTGTAATCATACCCAGCAAAACCAGGAAGCCTTGATTTTTTCAGAAAAACAACTGTTGGGATTGAAAAATCATTTAATTCCATAAGGCTTGATTGGACATTGAAAACAGTATCTCTCATTTTCTTGGTGTTATCTTGCACCCAAAAATCAAGAACCGTTCTATTCAATTTCTTTGTTTTAACTCTGACATCATTTCCTACTACGAAAGCGCGTTGCTTAGCCATTAAGTCCATTTCAGCATGTAAAAACTCTTCATCTCTACCTAATCGCTTTGAATCTTTCCTAAAATGCGGAACCGTCGTGCATCTACAGTTGGGATGAAATGGTGGTGCGTTCAATGCTGGAACCATCTCTGATACTTTGAATATTTTCCCGTTGAACGGTTGGCAAATCGGACACGCTTTTAATTCGGTCATGACTTCAAACCATTCAACACCATTAGCATCATAGTTTGCTTTCTGAGCCTCTGAATATACCCTCGCTGATTCTGTCACTGCTAACCGTCTAGCGTATCCATAGGAAACATCAAACTCTTTTTTTAGACTGTTAATCAGAACGTTTGTGCCTTTACCTCTCAAAACGGTATCAGCAACTCCTTTTTTAACAATGTTTCTTAATTCGTTCTGTCTTTCCCAAACTCTAGACGACCACGTTGCATTGCTGAAATTGGCATACACGATAGAGTCAGCAGATATTTTTGAAGATTCAAAACTTCCGAGTGTCATATTCAAAACACCAGCACTAAACAGATTTTCACGTCTGATTGATTCAATCAAGTGCTTATCAATGATTTCAAACTCACTCAAAGCTAAATCATACTGATGAAGCTTGATATTCGCTTGCAACACTTCAAGACGACTTGTTTTCATCTTCAAGTTATACAATCTCATCAAGTCATTTTCCGCTCTTGTGAAATCATCGCTTGTTACTTTCTGACCACGCGCCCTCAAGCGATTAGCGCGCTCGACTAACTGCTTAGCTTTAAACTCAACATTCACCATATCAAGCTTATCCGCACGTTGCTTAGCTTCTAACTTCGTGATGCCTTCTTTATCAGCATACATTTGCCAAAAACTATCGATTTCTTTTTGAATGTTGTTAGCGTGTTGTTGATAGACTCCCTGCAATTGATAAGCTACTCTCTTATCCGCTAGCTCTCTGGCTTTTTCTTCCGCTCGGTATCTATCCTCCCAATACTCATTAGTCAACATCGGCTATAACCTTCTGACTTTCGCTCATTTCAGCGTCTGAGTAGATTTTTTGTTTTTCTAAACGAGTCTCAAGGTCGCCCATAGCTTCCTCTTCACGCTCCATTCTTTGGATTTCTTTCTGTGGATCATCAATGATAGATAAAACAGACAGTTTAGTTTCCTCTGACACTTGCCCAGACAACTGCCCAACAATTTGAGCCTCTTCAAGAATGTTTCTAGGTACATTTCTAGTAAACGTGTAAGTCAATCCTGTCCATGCGTCCTCGTATACGGTAGTCAAAGGAACGCTAAACACGATTTTATACAATCTGTTAAATGCGGATTGTAATTTTCTATCTTTCATCCGAGCAAGATTATCCATAGCCTGTAATTTGAAAGCTAAAGCCGTACCAGACGAGTTACCGAACTCAGACTCAGACATATTGGCTACCATTGAGATAGCGAAAATAGACTCTTTCAATAAACTAATTAAATTCTCTTGCGTTGTATCTGAACTTGGTTTCTCAAGGAAAGCAACTTCTGGCAAAGCACCGTCGCCATTCTTCCATAGATTGAAAATTCTATTCTCTCTAATCTGACTAGCGTCTTCTTCCTGTAGCTCTACTCCTAGAACTTTCAAATAAGCGTCCGCAAAGTAGTCTACATCGTTCGCTTTTTCGCTTGCTGCTTTATTTAAAGCATTAATCAATGTTTTCACACTCTCGAAAATACATTGTCGCTCTTCATTTTCAATCAATTCAACAACTGGAATAGAACTATAGATATGCTGAGTACGCTCACCAAATCTTACTGAACCGCCAGTTGTAAATGTAGCGTCAATCAATTCATCATTCGTGATAACTTGCCCGATTCCTTGCTGATTGTTCTCATTGAACGTATACCTTACTGCGAACAATGGACGTTCTTCAATGCTGTTATCATGCACGATGAACATATTGATAGGACTGTTATAAGTCGCTTTAGTTTGTTTGTACTCGTCTTGATAAACGTAGATGAACGCATGACCGAACACGCTGGACATTTTAGCAAGTTCAAACTCTGAATCTTCCATGTCGTTAATCTTACGAAAATCTGCGACAAACTTATTCACGTTTTCGTCATCATGCTTGATTTTAACTGGTACACCAATCTGATAGCCTGTAAACGTATCTACAATGTATTTTGCATAATTAAATACTAAACGATTGTCTGGTTTCCAGCTATCCTTTTTAGGTAGTTTCAATACTTCGTGTTGCGAGAGGTACATGTCCTCACTTTCGATATAATTCTTAACTAGCTTACTCATGTGAAGCCTAACCGCTTCAGTAACGACTTCTTCAGTCACTACATCGCTTGTTGTTGTTATGACTTTTCGTTTGTTAACAAAAACTTTTGCCAATTTTTAAAAACCTCCTTTAAATAGTTTGATGTTTGATTTATATATTCTGTCTTGCAAAGCGTATCTAATCGCATCGATGCAGTGGTTATAGCTATCTACCGGCTCATTGATGTACTCATTTGTCTTCTTGTCTTTCTTCCAAGTGTAATTCTCAAGTTCTTCAATCAGCTTCACACATCTTTCATCAACTACCCAATCATACTGAAGCAAGTATTGTATGCCCTGCATAACTGATCCAGGACCTTTTTGCACATCAACAACCCGAGGGATTCCAAGATTACGCAATTCCTGATTCGATTTCTTTTCAGCACTATCTGCTCGTATCTGCTCTTTGGCATATCCAAGCGCTTTGATTGCTTCTGCTATCTTGTCATTCGTCAATCCTTTTTTTACAAACTCCTCAACAGCGTATAAGCGCTTGTTAGCATCGTCTATCCTTACATGAAGCAAGGCTGATGGGTCATTGATAAAACCATAGTCAAGACCAAAATAAGCCGGCAGATGCGCCAGTTCGTCTTTATTAAGCAAACGTTTCTCATACTTTTGAAAAACTAGCTTGTCTAATGTCGCAAACTCACCTAAAGCGTAAATCTTGTAGTACGCTTCGTTTCTGTTGGCTAGTTCCTCGATATTCTCTTTAGTTAAGTCGTCCAAAAAACGATTATCTTTATACGTCGTTTGATAAACCACTGTATTCTTAGGACTCCTCACGAAAAAAGCATTATATACCCAGTTAGCTTTGGATACAGGGTTAAACATCAAATAGATTTGTTTTTGTTTATGCACTTTATCCCTTAAACGCAACGTTAGCTGTGTGTAATCATCAAGCGTAAACTCAGACGCCTCTTCCATGACAACGTCGGAAATACCTTTGATAGACTTAATTTTCTCTGGGTTATCCATCCCTTTGAAAATCAACTCGGCACCGTTCGGTAATTCAATACGAAAGGCACTCATGTTAACCTTGCACAAATTAAGTATCCCAAAATAAGATAATGTCGCTTGAACATCCGCAAACACTGAGTCGCGTACCGTAGAAGCAACCTTACGCAACACTAATATTTTTCGTGGTTTGTTCCATGATTTGAGCGCTTTAAGAATTATCTTTTGAAACACTCCATGGCTTTTACCAGACGAAGCCCCTCCGTAATGCACCTCTGTGAAGGTGTCGTAGTCAAATAGATGTTCGTAGATATGCTTATTAAAAACACGATTAGGACGATCGATGATGATGTTGATTTTCGGATTAGTCTTCGTCGTCATCCCAATTCCCTACTTTGATGTCGATATTCTTTTGAGTGATTTCTTGCTTATCCACGAACAAACCGTAACGCTTGCCAAGGTCAACCGCTGCACTCTTTCTTGTGGACACATTCGGTTTAGCATCCATGACTTTTTGATAGCCGTCACCGTCAAGCACCAATAAAGGCTCTGTGATTTCACCACGCATGACTGCCGTTAAAAACTCAAGCACTTCTTGCTGGTCTGCGACACGTTCGGACTTTAACTTTTCTAGTTGTTCATCTATATATGCTTTTACGTTAGCATTTGCAAGCAATCTACTTCCATTTGCTCTCGCAACATCATCTTTCTTAACATTCGGATAAGCCTTTTTATAAGCCTGAGTAGCATTCAAGCTGATGATGTACTCATCGGCAAATTTCTGTTGTTTTTCGGTCATCCCATTTTCCATCACCTCGTTTCATTGCATACAAAAACCCTCAAGCTGGAGGACTTGAGGGAAAAATTAAAGGAGTTTAAACCATGAGAAAAAAGAATATCTCTTTCCACATCTTTTCACATCATAACTATATCATAGATTCATTAGTACTACTTGGTACAGAATCATCTTTTTTAGTACACTTTTCAATTTTCTTAACTGCCTCATCATGAAGGATGAATAGTGTGGTTTTAGAGATTTGTAACTCTTCCGCAATCTCATCCCAATTCTTAGAAGAGATGTATTTCATCCAAATGATTGTACGTTCTTTAGAATCGTCCAGTTGCTCAATCGCTTTAATCAGTTGATATTTCAAATCAATCAAATTATCCACTCTTTGGTCGATGTAATCACTCAAGCTAATCAGTTTAACGTAAGCATCGTCTTTAAGACCTACTTTGGACTCTTGCACATTTACTTCTTTTAGAGAAGGAGATTTCAAGAAAGAATTATTCAAACGATCTAACTCTTCCATTTTTGATTTTACTTCCAAATCGATTAAACGAATTTGTTTTAATTGATGTTTAATTCCCATTTTTCACATCCTCTCTAATCCGTTTCATTAAGGTTGACCCGAATTCTTCCGTGTTCGATAGATAGTCAAAATACTGGCTGAGAAAGAACCGCTCACAGTCCGTCTTTACGTTCCACGCTTCTCGATGATGCCTGTTCCTAAAATGCTTCTCTTTCAGATTCCAATCTGATTTAACAATTCCTTTATGAAGCAAGTATCTTAAGGCTGTTTTATAATCATCAACAGCTCTTTCGATAATTCCAGCACATATTCCGTAATAACCTCTTTCGTCCATTATTCACCTCATAATAGAGCTTCTAACTTATCAATTTGGAACCCTGACCAAGCCTTATCTGGATTATCAAATTCATCGTCAATTACCACTACAGGTAGCGAGCCGTAACCATAATGTTTCAAGAGTTCAAACGCTCCTGGATTCGCTTCGATGTCCACATTTTCAAATTCAATCTTGTTTTGACTCAACCACATCTTCGTCATTTCGCACTGCATACATCTAGGCTTTGAATAAACTGTCAACATCCGTCAAGCCCTCCTCGCAAGATACTCCTGCTAGCTGTACATAATTGAATGCAGCACTTTTCTTTTTATGATTTGATGCACTTACGTAATCGAAACACAACACCGTAAAGAAGTTCGTGCTAAATCTTACGTTTGACACGTTGCTAAATTTAAGAGTTTCTCCATTTTTTTAAAAATACAATTAATTCCATTTTTGTTCCTCCTCTGTCTTCTCTAAATCGAAAATCTGTTGTAAAACATTATCTCGTTCTTCTTCACTCAATCCACCGATGACATCATTTGTAATTGGCGTGCTGTAATCGATATCCCAATTACCATTTTCATCAAATTTCAACACCGCAATTTCGATGCCAAAATAAATATATTCAATTTTGATGATACTTGCACCGTACCCATTGGGAAACTTATAAATCGTTTGTGGATACCCTAAATCGTTTTGTTTTACGATGTAGTCTTTGAATTTGTCACTGTACGTTAAATCCATCTCTGCACCTCACAATCCACAAATAAAGCTTGAATTTCATTTTTAAAAATTTCGATTGCTTCAAATACATCTACCCATTTTTGGAAATATCCAAAAAGTGGAAAATGATTTGTTGTTTTATCGTGGTGACACGCTAAATAATTATAGGTGTAACAAATGTAGTGTTTTTCTTCGTTAGGATCTTCCCAATTTGGTTTCCACTTATTATTACATTTATCTCTAAACATTCTGATTCGATGCAGCAGGTCTCTTCTTTCTGCTTCTAACTTTGCTTCTTTGTAAGAATAGAAGAAGTGTCCTTGACTCATAGCCTCCTTCATCCATGCATGATTTCCAAAACAACGATGTTCAATATTCCCAAATTGATCAACATACCAAAATTCATCTCCATCTTTCAATGGACATTCCGTACATTCCAACATATAAATCTTTTTATCCAATTCTGCTCTTTGCTTTTTAAGTTCTATTAGATTTTCCATTAATATTCACCTTTCTGAGTAGCACTCATCAATTGTTCGAAATAATAATTTGGTTTGATATCTCCGTACTTTTTGACATATTCTTTTTTCTTTTCTTCAAATTCTTTTTGTTTGATAATCTCTACAGTATTGAGAGATATTTCGAATCCAAGCAAGAAAGCGAATCGCTCATCGTAGCTCATATCTTCTAACTGTCCATATCCAATATCTTCTTGGAATTGTTTCAACGCTCGTTCATACATCGACATATCCTTGTATTTACAATGAGCCACAATCAAGTAATGAACATCGTCTTTTAATTTTTCAAATTCATCTTTATTAGCCAATTGCCTTCACCGCCTTTTCTAGATTCCCCAAGTTTTCTACAATTCGATCTCGAATATGAGCTTTAACTGAATACGGGTCTTTCATAAACTTAATCAACGTATTCGCATTTACTTTTAGCGCTCTTGAAGCAGCTAACATCTTTTCATTTGAACCCTCTACCGTTCCATGGATGTACGTGATTGCTTCACCGTAATTCTCACCCATATACTTAAAAGCCGTTTTGCTAATTCGTTCTTGGTATGGGTCCTTAACGATAGTCCCTTCAATAGCATGATCTTTAATAAACTCTAAAACTTCATTCGTCGTTTCAAAGTGCATTGCTTGTTTAATGTCAGTTGTAAATTTATGCGTATATCGTGGATGATTCTTCGCAAGATACCCCATCATGCTTGAGTAGTCCTTGATATGTTGGAAGTACCATTGTGGATATTTAGCATCTCGAATGACATACATTTTTATATCGTTCATAAGCATCGCTCCTTTACTATTTTTTCTTCTAATTCATGACCTGTGACACGTGTGACATGTGTGACACGTTTTTTTGCAAAATATAAAATAAAAATATAAGAATGTTGATTTAATAGGCTTTTATACTTACTTTTTACTTTTTTATTAAAAAACATGTCACAGGTGTCACATATATATATAAAAGTATCTATAAACGTTGATATAACAACATTTTGAAGTGTGACACCATTTTAAAAAAACGTGTCACGTTGCCGGTACAACGCGTCACAAGTGTGACACGTTTTTAGTTTTGTGACACAAGTACGTGTCACAAATTAGGTAATAATTCTTTGATAACCTCTTATTAATTTTCCGTTGACTCTGAACCGTTCTTTTTTCCAATCGAGTAAATTATCCATAATAAAACTAATCTTTCGAGACAGCTTCTGGTCGTTCGATTCTTTATGGAACAGATTGAACATAATCTCCCGAGTAGCCACTCGATTCATCGGTTGACCCCCTGAAGCCCAGTCAGGACTATTTGCAAAATATTTAGTCGTATAAATGTACTGATCAGTTGTTGTTCTACTTTCCCAATCCTTAGGTACGGGCATTTCCAAGTATTGAAGAATCTGAAGTTCAATCTCATCTCTGAACATGAATTGCTCACGATATTCAACCAATTCCACTTCCGTTTCTTCATCAAACATCAAATCAACACCGCTTTTATAAATCGTGACTGCTTCGCCCCAAATTTGTTTTACGACTTCATCCGTCATCTTCATAGGATGCTTTTTCTGTTTGTCATTGCTTGCTAGTACAGGTAAGAACCTGCGTTCACCTGTCTTATCCTTGAGGTATTCAACGTGATTGCTTGTTCGTGCTAGAACGAAATTCTTTGCGAACTCTTGCGTTCTACGCATATACGGTTTTCTGAATCGTAAGCTCGTTTTTGAGATAAACGATTTCGTTTCTGCAAAACTCATGCGATCACTAGCGACCATTTCGTCATCATTCACTATCAAATGTTTTAGCATGATGTCGTAGTTGTCTTTGTTTGCAAAATCAGTGACTGCATCCGTGTACCAATGACCACCAAGCTTTTGTAAGAAAGAAGTCTTACCAACACCCTGTCCACCAACTAAGTCAAGAACGTAGTCAAATTTGACGTAAGGTTCATATACTTTGGCAACAGCACCTACCATCCACATTTCAGCGATTTTTGACACCAGGGGGTATTGGTTAGCTCCTAGATAGACTTGCAGCATTTGTCCAATGCGTTTGCGTTTGTCCCAGCCTTTCTCAGCTTCTTCCATATACTCTTTTACTGGGTTGTAGGACCGTTCAGATAAGAAGGTTTCCATGCCATCTATCATCGCTTGAGATGTAAATGCTGCACCCGTGACATTCTCAAAATAAACTTTTACTACCGATTCGAAATTCGAAGGCAGCTCTCCTTTTTTTAGAAGAGTGTTCCCTAGTTGGATGTCTCTTGTTAATTCGTGCTCCTGAGAGAATTCGTTATGCTTCAGATAGAGATTTAACTGATCATCAGCTCGAAACGCGTTTAACACATTTACTGGACTGTTCGTTTTTAAAGTTCCATTGCTGTTTTTTATCGGTTCATAATCCTTGTAAAAACTCACTACTTCGCCAATCACAATCACCTCCTGTCTTTGTTAATCATACTTACTACTGTTCTTTCTAATTCGTGCATCGATAGTGGATTTGGAGTATTGCTATTGGCTATCTTAGCTAACGTCAACACGTCCATTTCATCCACTCCTCGCCATAATAATCCGCCCACAAATTTAGCAAGCTTATCATTACGATTCCCTTCATCGCCTAATCCATTGGCAATGATTTCAAATAATTCTGTCGTTTTAGTCTTTCCGGTTGTTCTGCCCTTACTAACCCACGACCTTAAGCCATCGCTATAATCGAATTCACGTCCGTTAGTGATTTTGTATTGTTTAATGATCGCTTCAATTAAGGCCCTGGAGGGAGTAATCATCGTTCCTTTTTCGGGAGATTTTTCCATGTCCCATTCATATTGCCCTTTATCCGTTGCAGAAGGAGCAACCAACACATAATTGTTTTCATGCGCTTTGATATCCACTCCTGGAAGGAATCCAATCATTTGACTGATGTGAATATCATCACGCTTGAAATAGAATAGGTGCTTACCTCCTGATGCCGTTTTGGCTTGAAGTGTGGGTTCAATTAGGTTTAAATGTTCCCAATTCTTCAACGAATCAAATCCACTGGTTTGTCCGTGTTTGTCAATATCAATCACGAAGAAGTTTGTTGTCCTTAGTGCGATGTTCGCATTTGGATATTGATTCCAAACTTCGTTAATTCCATCAGCATCAAGAGGTGGTTTATCCGCAAATTCAATTAATGGTCTTTTAGTTGTAGGACTAATCGGGATGACCGAGAACCCTTTCTGCTGATATAGCAGCGCATATTCTTTCATTGAATGCATGAGATCACCTTATTTTTAGAAAGGTAAATCGTCTTCTTCTACAACAACTGTATTCATCGCATTTTCAGCATTTTCTTCAATATCATAGTTGCGATATACTTTGTCTTCTTTACCTTTTGTTTCTAGAATTTTTAATGTGAAGTAAGAACCAACTGCTTTACGTTCTAATGCATCAGCTAATGCTCTTCCGTCTTCGAAGTCGTTCTTCATAACCTTATCTCCAGCAAGTTCAATTGCTTTAGTAAAGAATTTGATTGTTCGTTCTACTGACCAAGAAAGGTCTTTTCCGTTCCATTCAGATAATGTTCCAAAAGATACATATTCAGTACGTCCGTTAAATTCACCTTCACGAACTTCAAACGTGAATCCTAAACTTTCCCATCCACTTGGTGCAATGTTGAATTGTACTCGTTTTAATACGACTGTGTAGTCACCGGCTGGTAACGCTGCAGGTCCGTTTACGCTATCTTTACGAGGGTCAAATCCATCTTCTTTAATTTTCTTTGCAATACTTAATAAACTCATTTTTCATTTCTCCTTTAGTTTTAAAATAATTCGTCTTCGTTATTAGAAACTTCAACTGTTTCTTTTTTTGTTGGTTTTGCAGTTGACTTTGTTGCTGCTTGTTGTTTACGAGGTGGTTCAACTGCACCTCTAATTGTTGATAAGATTTTTAAAATCGCTTTGTCATCAACCTGGTCTGCGTAATAAGTCTTACGTTTTCTGTCCACTTCACGGTTGTAGTTATTACCGATTTTTTCTGTGTGGATCATTAAATCCGAATTCCCGTTGATAAGGTTCACGTACTTATCTTTCAAGCTTGGTTTGTCTTTCGTAGCATTTCCGTTGTCGTCATATTCTGAAATTTGACGGCTGATGTAGATCACATTCATCGGCAATGCTTTTAGGTCAATAACCAGTTCCGTAATTGCCTGGTTAAAGAAGTCGTAACCTTTCCCGTATGGGATTTCTGACAAGGATTTTAATCGAGGTTTACCTGGTGGCGTTAGTTCATCACAAACAGCGATTTTAATCATCTCGATAACATCGTCGATAACATCGATTACGACTGTCTCGTATGAATGTTCTTGTGTTTGTAGAGCTAGTAAGATTTCTCCTAGCTGCTTAATCACTGAATTAGTGATTCGACCTGATTTGTCTTTATCATTTAATAGTTGGATACTTGGCACGCTGTTTGCTTCTGCGTTTCCATCTGTGTTTAGCACAATCGGATTTGGAAACTCGTTTGCTAGGTAAGATTTACCACTCATGGTCTCACCGTAAATGAAGTAATTCCGTGGTGTATCCTTTGGTACTTGTGGTTTATTTTCTGGAAGTTTAAACATCAGAACCCCTCCTTTTCAAACAAATAATCTACAGCAGATAATCTACTCAATAATTCATCTGTTTTCTCTTTGATTTTTTCTTGGATCACTTTTTCTTTTACATCTTCGAAATTTAAAAAATTATTTCTAGGATTTTTATCTTGCTCTTGATTAAAGACACCGAAATTAACACCGAAAGTAGCGAGTGGAATGTCTTTCCCGTCGATTTTGATAGTAATATGTTTGAAAATGGGATTACGGTACATTTGTTCTACAAAACCATTCCATTCTTTTTTAAACTCTTCTCTCGCTTTTTCTTCTATTCTTTTTTCTAAAAATGTTTTATCCACTTTTTCACCTTTCTTCGTAATAAAATTCAATCACGTTTACATCGTGTTGTTGTCTACTTCCTGTTATTCGCCATAACAATTGGCGGTAATCGTCATATTCTCCAGAACCTTCTTCAACTGGATCTAGAACAACGATTGTTTGATATTTGTGCTGCAAGCCATCAACACCGACTCCAAGAACCTGGTTTGTAGCAACTACTACTTTTCTGTTAAGTCCTTCTTGAACGTCACCGGTCCAGATTCCAATGTGAGGATGTCGTTCTTTGATGACATTTACAATTTGTTTTGACTTGCTGACAATCAGCATGTCGTGTGGTGCTCTTTCGATTAATCCATCGAGTTTTAACATCAATGGAGTATCAGCGTTTACTGGTTTGATTTTCGGGAAATCAACTTCTACTCCTGCTTGATTGAGGTATCTTTCAAACGTGTTTCGTCCAAAAGATTGTTTTGCCATAGCTGTTTCACCTTTTACAGTCACAAGATTTAATTTTCTAAACTTGTTTAACGTTTCTGGATTACCAGGTTCAACAGTTACTGGATAGAACTTAATTTCGTAACCGTTGTTCTCTACGGCATTTTCGATTTCTTCTATCTCTTCCCATCTGAAGAAGTTTGGAAGATTATTAACGTAGCGTTCATAGTCTCTAAAATCCTCCCATTTCTCTTTCGAATAAGTGAATGGATCATATACCATTCTTCCGTGAACTTTCTGCCAATCAAATTTATTATTTGGATTTGCAAAGCCGAAAATCGTTTTTTCGAGCGGGTAGAAATTTTGCCCTTTTTTTCTGATTGGAGTAGCTGAAAGACCTATCGTGTATTTTCGCTTTATGCGACGATATAAGGACACTTGCTTCTCTGATGACATATTCTGCCACTCATCAATAATCAACACGTCACAGTTGAATTTTGAGCCTTTTTTAAGCCTGTTTTGAATACTTCGGTCAGTTGAGATAATGAACTCAACATTCGAATCAAAATTCATCTTTTTAATGGCATCTTTCCATCCTTCAAGAATCGAGAGACGGTTGTTTGTGATGATGATTTTTTTAGCGTTCTTCTGCTTGGCAATTGCTAAAGCACAGATAGTTTTTCCTCTGCCTTAACCTCCCAAAGCTTCAAGAAAAATTCCATTGGTTAATCTTGAACTTCGGGATAGTGCCTCCTTTTGCCATTTTCTTAAAATAATATTCGTCAAATTTTATACCTCCAAAAGCTCTGGGTTTTCGTAGATATTGCCGATGATTTCACATCTCATGTAAGCTAAATAAAGAGGATCCCACTTCGGCTTTCTGTCTTGCGATTCATCAATGAATCTGTAAATAAAACTTGCATAAGAGCCATGCCATTTGATAACTGCTTTTCTGCCTTTGTAATCAACTATATCCCCCTCAAAAATTTCTTGTCCGTTCTTATCAAGAAGACCTGTCGATAACATGATGCGTTTATAATCATCAAAGTGTAACCAATCTTTTGCTTCTTCAATCAAAATAATAGGACAAGTCCAGTTTTCGTCATTTTCATCACAATTTCCTACCATGACTTTATAATTCATTTCTTTTCGCATGCTGTCCCATGCTCTATACTTCGGTATCATGTTAAATCCTCCTCTTTCACAAAACTACCGCCTTGCCGATATCATCAATTACTTCTTTGATATCATTTCTCATAGCCCAGAAAAGTCCGAGCCTTGCTGCTGCACGTACATCTTGGTGATGACTCTTTTCAAATTTCCACAATCCAAGTCGCTTCAATAATTCATTCGGGATATCCGATTGATAACCTGCGTTGCGTTGTAAAACAGATTCTGGAAAAAGAACT